CCTGCCATTATTTTTCCTTATGCTCTCACACCGCCAAAGCGGTTGTGATATATTACATTCGATTGTTGAGTTGCTACGTTACGTTGCTTAGGGATAATTGCAATTTCAATTGCACTTGCCAAAGCATCCTTAATGTCGTCATGTGGAGGATGTCTCATAATGAGTTCTTCTTCTAAACTCTGACAATTGCCCCCTCGGTAATGCCACACCTGTAGGTTATCATATTTAGGCTCTAGAATGGCCGCAATTCGTTCCTCTTTGGTGCCCTGATGTCGAGTAGGATGATTCTCATCAATCGAAAGTGCAACTCCGTTAGGCTTGATATAACTCTCCTTAAGCTCTTTTACAAGAGTCTTCTGAGCGACAGTAGTTTCTGCCCGAATCTTCCTGAAACCCCACTTCTGTTGGGCTGCAAGAATATGACTAAAATAGTCAGCAATACGTTCTGTCTTGAATCTATCAATCTCCAATACATAGAAGTTCCCGAGATGGTCTACGCCAATAGTGACTAAGGCGGTTGAGTCAGCCCGCTTTCCTAAGGAGAAAGCAAAGTCGATAGCTGCATATACATTAAGTTTTCTATCCTTAATATACCAATCGCCTTCGTGGTTACTGAGTTGAGTGCGCTCGTAATATTGGAAGCTATCGTTATTGATTGGGGCGTTTTCATTATTGTTGGGGTTATTATAATACTGAGCATAAAACTGAGTAATATCCCCTTGGTACTTACCCTTGATTTGGGCTAGGACATTCTGGTCAAAACCAAACCTTTTGCCGTCATCTCTCGTCTGTCGGGGCCAGATAAATTCTCCTGCCACCTCTACTTCTTTCTGAAATACCTCATAGATGTTCTCTTCATCCACAAGTTCATTATCATCGTTATAAATCTCTGCTTTCATGTTAAGCATGTCATTATAGATATCTTTAGGATGATAACGAGTTCCTACAGCCCATTCCTGTGCTCCGGGATTCTCAATAGAGGCTAGTTGAGAGTAGGCTGCAGCAACCTTATTACGCCCTTCCTCTGTGTAAGCATTCTTGGGCACAACCATGTCATCTAGGATCACTACATCAGCATGGAAGCCGGTGAAGTTAGAAGTGACACCAACAGCCTTACAAGTAGGATCACGGACACCCTCAAGTTTACGTTTAGGGTGGTCTACAGCAATTTCTGCTACGGCCCACTTCTCCCTCTTGCCTTCTTCAGGGTGAATCATATCGGGCCAATATCTACGATAGATTGGACTTTCCATGATGTTCTTAATCTGGTAGAGTTGCTTCTCTGCTAAGTCAGCCGTAGCCGACAAGTATGCAATTGTGGTTTCGGGATATTTAGTAATCCACCATGCAGCCCTATAGGCTACAAGCTTACTCTTAAGGTGTCCTCGTGGTAGCAGGAGAAGTTGGTTAGATTTCGCATCTTGACGAGTCCACCAACCCAAGATTTCTCTATGGATGCTGCCAAGAAGCATGTGAGGGGCCACAAGCTTAATAAAGCTTTCAAGATCACTTTCAGCAGCTTCCCTAATTGCTTGGTACTTGTCAACTGCCATTATTTAGTTGCTACGCCTATTTTCTTTTCAAAAGTACGAAGGCCACCAATACCAAGCATACCAGTAATAACAACCCATAGAAGGTCAAGGTTAAGTTCGGGAGGCACTGGCATAGCGTGGATAGTAGAATACCATGCAAGAAGAGGTTGTAGCATGACTGCATAGACGAACCCAACACCTCCTGCCCAACCGAAGAAAGGTCGCCAACCCGCTACAAAAATAGAGGGGTGCTGCGCCTCTCTGGCATTAACTTCAAGTTGCGCAATAATCTGCTTGAGTTCTCCTTCTGCAGCCATAACAACAAAGGCAGCTTCGGCCTTACGAGCCTCTTCCTTGTCAGGAACAAATCGGTTGATGATTTCTTTACCCAACTCAAAGATTGGGCCTAATAGTAGTGGGTTCATCTCATTCCTTCATGGGTAATAGAGTAGTGATTTCCGTCATTAAACCAACCGCCCCAACGACAGTCGGGGTGTTGTTGTTCCCACCATACTCCTAGGCCATGGTGATCTTCGGTAGTGCCTAGAAATTTTCCATCTTTAAATAGATTGAGGTCAATGGCAAGTTTAAGTTTATGACAAGATTTAGGATGCCCATATCCTTTCTTTTCTCCAACTGCCCCATGAACACGAGGATCACGAAACAAATCTCCTCCCCTTACTTTAAAACCCATTTCATGAGCTTTATCGAGAAGACGAGGGAGGAGTTGCATGAATAATTCTTGCTTTTCTCCTAGGGTCATTTATACTGCTCTTTTGCAATTGGCTGAAGAATCATCAGGATTTTTGCAAGTACTTGTTTCTCCGGTGTGTTGTTGACGTAGGTAATCGTTTGTGCCGGGGTCATGTCAAGGAACTGCTGAACGAAGACATCTATTTTGACAGCTTGGCGACGAGTAATTTCGGCTTCGCGCGCTGCCTGCCTGATCGCGGCAGCGGCTTGAGATGCAAGCGCCTCAGCCTCTTCTTCTGCGGTGAACGGAATAATAGTAGTTTCACCCGTCTTTGCATCTTTTATCCCATGAAAATTAGCCATTACTTAACTCCATAGATTTTGATCGTGCCACTATCGAATGTCGATGTTGATGCAAACACAACTGCCGTTGATGCTGTGGTTATGCCCGACTCTCCTGCATAAACGATACCTTGACTCGACGCGGTGCTAACAGATGACAGTTGCCCAGATGATGCCGCAAATGCTCCGTTTTGCTCAAGATTCAGCCAAATATAGCCATACCAAGTGTACGTTGAGGCTGTAAGACCATCACAAATGATAGGGCCGCTTCCACTGTTAAAACGAATCACGTCCGATGCCCCACTAGAAGATACACGGTCAATAGAAATATAAAGAGCCTTATAATCAGTCAGCGTCAGCCCTGATAGCGTCTGCGTTGATAGGCTGGTGGTGGTCAGGGTGCCGAGCAGGGCCATACCACCAACATTGGCAGTTATTTCTTGCTGAACGAATGCGGTCGTTGCAAGTTGCGTGGTACTGGTCGTTGTAGCCGCAGTTGGTGCAGCAGGTACGCCGGTAAACGTTGGGGAGGCGAGGGGGGACTTAAGATCAAGTAGTGCAGTTACTCCTAATGTTCCTCTTGCTGTTTCAGCATCAGCATCATCTAGGACAGTGCCGATGAATGTAGATGTGGCAGAAAGATCAGTGGCTTGTTGGGCAGTGATACCAGCAAGAGTGGCTAGTTGGGCATCATATGCCTGTATATGAGTGCCAATAGTAAGCCCCATATTACTTCTAGCTGTAGTGTAGTTAGCAAGGCCAGAGAGATTCTCACTCTTTAGCATATCCCCGGTACCTGCCCCTGCAGCACCTTGAATTGCTAATAGACCCCACCTGCCTAGCCCTAAATCGGTAGCAAACCCTGCGCTACTTGTGTGACTGATAAGACAAATATAACTGCTGCCATCAGTGTTATAATATACGATGTTGTTCTTTAGGTATGCAGTGGCAGTCGCCCAATTGCCCATATACTCTAGGTCTGCAAGATTGTCTGCAGAGGCCACAACAATTGCCTCTGAAGCAGCTGCAGCAAGTTCGGAGACTAAGGCTGCATCAGCAGAGGCATCTGCAGCTACAGCACTTGCGGCGGCAGCAGCAACTTGTGTGGCTAAATCAACACCCCCCACAGAAACACTTGTAGCATAAACCGTACCTACATTTAACAAGTCATTCGAGTTTAAATCTATATTGGCAGACATAGTGTTGGGAGAGGTGCCATCCCTACTAAGCGTATTTTCTAATGCTGCCTCAATAAGGGCGTTATTAGCATTTGTCGCAGTTGTAGAGGCATACCCAGAGGTAATGTCTGTAAGAGTGAGTTTCGCCATTTCAATTATTCCCCGGTTTCTTACGCTTACGTTTTACTTCTTTGTCTGCATTAGCCTTGCGAGAAATAACTCTCACATTACTCTTATCCTTAGAGCCGCCTTCAGAGAGGGGTTTAATATGATCGGCTTGCCGACTGTCCCCTACTTTGAGGCCAGCTTCTTTCCGGGCTTTGTTTCGAGCGGCTCGTTCCTTGACACGATTTGGTTTATTGGCTTTTTCTTTAGCCAATTCCTTTTTATAGTCGCGTCTTCCATTCGTCATATACGGCAAGTTATTCTCCCATCCCTACAAGAGTTCTTCGTCTGGCTGTGGGGGCTTCTCCTACATAGCCATTAATCGTACTAACCATGTTGTCAGAAGTTCCTGTAAGTATTCCAATAATTGTTGTTGTGCCTGTTACGGCGGAGAGGAAGTCTTCCACCTGTGTTGCACTTGTTCCGACTATCGTGGTTGTTCCTGTCATAGAGGCCGTAGAGTCGCCTACAAGCCCCGTAATAGTTCCAGTTGTGCCTTGGATACCTGCTGTGCCTTCTAAAGTCCCTGCGGCGTCTTCTGTAGTTGCTATGAGGGTTCCGGGGACTTCACTCGTGCCAGTAATACTAGAGGTAAAGTTTGCAGTAGTCTGAGAAAGGCTTCCTACAATTGTTGTTGTACCGTTGATACTAGATGTGAAGACTTCCCATGTCGCAGCAATAGTGCCAGTCGCCCCACCAGCCGCACTCGGCACCCATATAGTGTCGTCTTCTGGCGGGTAGATTCTCCAAGCGTTGTCGGCTAGATCACGGGCCTGCTTTGCAGTTTTTGACTTGTTGTAGACACGGGCCAAAAATACCTTGCCGTTGAAACAACGATTATGCCCAGTGACCGAATCTACATAATCAGACAATGCTACAAACCGACCACCACCACCGTAATTCCAGTCAAAAGTGATAGACGCACTTAATTGTCCAGCCAGTGCCCCGTTGACATATAGGCTCAGGTTTGTGCCGTCATAGGTGCCCAGGATATGATAAAGGGTGTTTGTCAATAAAGCAGAGCCAGCGCATTGATACTCGGTTGCGCCATTCCCGGTTTGCAAAATAAATGCAGGGACTGCTGCTTTTCCGGCAGTCGCATCCGGGTTGAACCGCAAAACAGGACCAGGACTGGAAAGGTCATAACCAGAAATCAGTCCAGAAAGATATGGAAAAATCGTTGTCTGAAACGCGTTGACCGTGCAGAGAACTTCCAGCGTGACCCGGTTGTTTGGCAGGCTTGGCGTGCCCAGATCAACGTAGTTGTCGCTACTCTGATAAGTGCCCTCCCGTGCTACTCCAGCAGGTCCGGCAGATTTGATGATATTGCCAACAACCGGACATATCCGACGGGACGCATTATCAAAGCCAGTCGAAGGGGAAAAGTCTATAACCAGCCCATCGGTTAGACCGTTCCCGTAATCAATCCCAACCGGATACTGCGGCTGGCTAGTCCACTCCTCCTGCGTTTCAATCCAATGGGACATTACGCCCCCGGAACGTTATATACAGGCCGCAAATCGAATCGGGTGACAGTGTCGGTGGCGTTGATGCTGGCGCCAGATGAGTTCCATCCGACAATACTCAGATAGCGCATGGTAGTGCGGAATCTGCCGGACTTGACGCATTTCTCGCTGGCAGCCGCGTTTTCGCTGACCACTGTCCCGATGAATTGCAGGTTCTGCCGCACATCGCCATCACTCACTGCTGCATCCGCTTGCCCTTGGTCTCCGTCGATCTGGGTGGCGTCGTGGTCGGGTGCACGTGCGATATACAGTTCCAGCCCCGCGTTTTGCGTAGGCGTGGCTTGAAACTGGGTTTCGCATGACCACTCGTACCACTCGGGACGTGGGGCGGCACCCAAATCAATCTGCGCCGAGATTCGTCCGGCACCGTTGGCTACGCCCTCGATTGACCAAGCGTAGCTGGCACCCGCCTCGCCATTGATGAGTAGCGCCGTGCCTTTGTTGATGTAGTTTTCGTTTGCCATTACAGGCTCCTCATCTGCCCGAGGTCGTTAATCGTCACTTGCCCGGTATACGTGAGGAATCCGGGGGTGCCGGTGGTGCCTGTTCCGTTAGCAAACACCTTCTCGACCTTGTTGGCAAATCGGATTGACACGTCCTTGATCGCGGCCCACCCAGCGTCGAGCAAAGCGCCTGATGCCCCGGAAGGCAGATTTTGTACAGAATCCTTGATCCCGTTTCGGATGTTGGCAAGTGCCATGTTCAACGAATCGCCCGGGCTGATGAGCATGGTTTGCATGTTGAACTGGCTGCTCTGGCAAGCTATGGCGCGATTGGTATAGATCACGGTGCCGTCAGGTACATCGACTGGCGTGAAGTTTTTCCACGTTACAGCGCCGAAAATATCCGACTTCCTCGTGTCCTGTTTCCAGACAACGAAAAGGCTGTCGGCGTTATAAAGTCGTGCCAGTTCGGTGTCGTTGTTTGCTGCCACCGCTGCAACCACGGCAGGGTCGAGGTCGGCTGCGATTGCGGCTTTAAGTGTGATGAGTTGTTCGGTGGTCAGCATTATGCGTTACCTGCAGTGATGGTTGCGGAACTGATAGAGACAGGTTGGGTGGCTACGATGGCTGTGGTTGTTAGGTTTAGGTCTGAACCAGACGTTCCCACATTGCCATCCATAACAAAAGTAGCAACACTGTCTACCATGCGGAACCATGTGGCTGTTCCTGTGGCATTGGCAGAAGAGTCTTGGGTGATAGAACTAAAAGTCAAGACTCCTGATGCTGCTGATCCTGCAGATGGGTCTGTACAAGTGAGTTCGGCAAGAAGTGTAGTAGCAGTGCCTCCTGTAGCTGGACGGGTACCATCATAAATACGAATAAGGGCTGCACCAGCACCAGCATCAAGAAATGTCTTAATCTGGTCAAGCATGGCATTGCGAAGTGTCTCTGCAAAAGCTAATGCCATGATTATTCCTTGTTATATTGGGTTAAAAGGACTAAAGCTTGTTTCTGAGCTTTTTCCTTATTAGGGGCTTCTGTAGCCGCTAGCAAAACAGAAGATGCCCTATCATATACACGAATGACAAAGCCCCCAGACTGGAGGGCTACAATTTCATGGTAGGCTTTAGTTTTGGTAGGAACCGTAATTGTTTGTGTACTAAGGACAGCAGACTGAAGTTTAGTCTGGTCTGATGTGAAGAGAGATTTGAGCCAGTTTAACATATGTTACTCCAAGCTATAAACAACAGTGACACCAGTGGCTACAGCAGCAGATGTAGTGAAGTTTAGGGCTTCTCCTTCTACAGTCTTAAACCAGCCTTGTTCATTGTAGGGGAGCACTAGACCGCCATTGGCTGCAAGAGCAGAGCTACCTGTAAGGGCGGTAGTTGCACTCTTGAAGAAAACCGTATTGGCTGCAGCCGCTACAGTGAATACTGCATGCACTTTGATAACCCTGCCTGTGACAGCAGCAACAACAGCGGTGTCTGTTGCAGTGGAGGGGTTTGCGTAGGCTGTAAAAGTTAGAAGCCTATCATTTGTTTGTCTGGTTGCCATTTCTTTCCTTAATAGTTATTTAACAAGTGAAAGCCCTAGGCGGGCCATATCTTCTTCGAGGGTCTCTCGCATCCCAGAAGCAATTTTACGTTCTCGCTCCACTTCAGCCTTAGAAGGACGACCCCTCTTGCTTCCCTTGTGCTCTCCTGCAAGAATAGCACGGGAGGCTGCCAAACCTTTCTCAACATCCCTGCTTTGCTGCAGAAGAGTCTTCATGGCTGCTGCCTTAATGCGCATGTCAACCTCATCTCGCCATTCTTGCACAACTTCTCTTAGGGCTGAAACATCAGCAATGTTCTTCCATTGCAGCCAATCCCCAAACACATCCATAGCAAACTCATATTCCATTCCCGGAACATGGTCATAACTCATGTAAATGCGTTTGAGGCTGACATACTCTTTACCTTTTACAATATGTTCTTTATCTTTAATTGTAAACAGAGGAGGATATTTCTTTTCTCCTTCTGCACTTCTCTTTTCCCAGAAGAGGGAAACAGTGAGGAAGTTGTTATTAACATCCTTCATAGAATGTTTACTTTTATATTCAGCAACAACTTGTTTAAGCTCTTCTACAGATTTCATCTATATCTATCCTCATATTTATATATATAAAATATATTAT